TGTGCAATTTTAGCCTGATTAAGTCCCATCTCTTGATGTAACCGAAGGAAGTTTTGCGCATTTGCTTTACTTTGTTTTTGAGCATCAAAATCATTAGCAATTTCTTTATCCATCATCGCCATGACGGCATTCGGCTGGTGAGTAAGACCGCTACCAACGCCACCCAGCATTAATCCAAAAAGAGTTCCAACTTTGCCAAGAGTATCTTTTTTGCCAAATAACTCGCTGTAGGTTTCAGGCTTGATGTGACCATTCTGTAAATCCTGTTCCCAAGCCTTGGCTTCGTTATCAAGTTCATTTTTAGTATTAACCTTTGTATCTTGAAAGGCCTGTACAGGTGTTGCAGGAGCTTCGGGCGGTTTAACTTGCACAGGTTGCGGTGGCGCCTGCACTGGCGCTTGAGGTTGGGCTGCAGGCATTGGTTGAGGAGCTTGCGGCGCAGTAGGTTGGGATTGCTGTGGCAGGGCCGTTTGAGCAGTTGCAGCTTGTGGGTTTGCAAGCAATGCATTTGGAATGCCATTCGGCGCAATACCTTGATCAGTTGGTGGCTGTCCAGTCTGTGGCTGACCGATATTGATTGTTACTGGCGCTTTGGCCTGATCTTGGCTTTGGTCTTGAGTTTGATCTTGATCTGCCATTAATGCCTCACTTTACGTTTTGCTAAAACTGCTTGAACAAATTGTGCCGAAGCTTTTACTGGATCAGCCGATTGAGTCACACTTCTAGGTAAAACAATTTCACCAGGCGATAAGAGTGCTTTTACATTATCATTTTGAAGTGAGTTGCCTGGAACCTTAGCTTGTCCTGGAACATGTCCACCAGCCTTAAGCTTTGAACCAACGCTACCGCCTTTATATGCAACGGCGGCGACATCAAGCGCGCCTTCACCTACCGCACCCCAATCGATAGCTCCTAAGGCAGCACCTGCATCTGCACCAACATCTGATAAGGCAGCACCTGCGCCTGCGGCAGCATCATCTAAACCTTCCGAGTCTAGGGCCCCACTAAAAGCATCTCCCATTGAAGCACTCTGATCAGGAGTTGCCGCCTGAATTGAATCAGTTCCAGCATTCTGACCGCCATAAGCTGAATCAAGCTCTGCATTGCCGCCAGTGCCAGCTCCTGCGTCACCTTCAAGTGGCGCATCTGCTGAGCTACCGCTATTGTAATTCTTCAAACTCTTCGCAAGATTAGTCATCCCATTATTAATCGATTGTGCGCCGGGGTTTGATCCATTGGAACCACCACCTTGGCCACCACCACCTTCATTTGCCACTAAGAATTGGCCAAAACTAGATTGTGGACCAGCGCCTACATAAGCGCCGGGCGTAACTCCGCCATCCGCCATCATTAATGGTGGCTTAACAATTGGGTTATTGCCAATCTGACCATTGCCCACTTGGCCGCCAGATGCGCCACTCGCGGCGCCAGATAACAATCCAACGCCTGAGCTAGCAGAATTCATCAATCCACCGATAACGCCTTGGCCACCTTGAAGAGTGGTATTAGCAAGTCCAGTTTGCCCAGTATTAAAAGCACTATTCGCGCCCTGAAGCACAGATTGCTCAGAGATATTCGCTGAAGTATTGGCATTCGTCTGACCAATTTGATTTGATGCTTGAGTATCTGCAATATTTCCAGCGGCACCAATGGCGTTAAGGGATTGATTAGCTTGCAAAGTTGCACCTTGTCCAACTGCTTGCTGCTGAGTGTTAGCACCCTGCTGTGCAGCTTGTCTCGCCATCAAACCAACGTTGCCAGCAGCGCCACGCTGTCCAGCCATCAGAGCAGCCTGATTGGCGACATTAGTGCCAGTTTGCTGGTTAAGCATCGCTTGCGCTGGATTTGGTCCAGTACCATTTGCGACACCTTGAAGTTGGTTATAAACTTGAGTTTGATTAGCTAAGCCATTTTGTTGTTGTAGTGCTGAAAGTAGCGCTTGCTGACTTTGCTGTGAATTTTGGACATTGCCATACGCCTGATTGATCTGATCTTGGCTAGTTCCATTGTTAATATTGTAACCTGTATTGCCAGAATTAGATCCACCACCTGCACCAGTTAATCCACCAAGACTTCCCATTTAAACGTCCTTCCTGAAGACAATCAGATCATTTGATGCACTGTGAAGTTTCATCCCATAAGCCATGAGCACAGATAAACTTGCCGTACTGTTTTTGTTTGAAGGAATAACTGTACCTAAAAGCTCAACGCATCCGCTTGGTTTTTCTTTAGCAAGAATCAGATCAGCCATTTCACCAGCAACACCAGTTTTTCGATATTCAGGCACGACATAGATATCGATGATGTAGATCGTTTTCCCATCATTAAGTGAGCGATAGGTGGCAAAACCAATTTCGGTTTCCATGATTTTATCATTCGTTTTTTCAAGCAAATATTCTTTATAATGTGACATATTATCCTGCCGAGTTCGACGCTGGTTGAGGACGGAAGCCCTTTTTAATAGAGTAAACTAAGTTAATCCCAGATAGCGTTAATCCTTCATTTGCTGGGACACCGAATGATGGATCATAAACTTCGTTAAACTGAATTTGGAATGCCTGACATCGCTGTTTAGCTAAGAATACGCGCCAATTTTCAATATTACCCGGACCACCGTAAGGTGAACCCTGTCCGTAAGGTGATACGAGGCCATAGTTAGGACTATTGTTCGTTGGTGTGATCAAGATATTCTGTGTAGGCGAGGAATTGTAATCATACGCAATGCTGAGGCTTAGTTTGTGTGGGCTAATGTATGTACCAAGCAGATAGAAGAAATAAGCGCGTTGATATCCTTGGAGTCCTGCCAAATTATACCAAGAAGTAATAAACGACATTAGCACAGGATTTGATCCATCAAGATATGAGCTTTGAGTTTCTTGGAACACCTGTCCGCTTGCATTGATGTAAGTATGCAGATTTTGATAAATGCAGGATGTAAGTGCTGGCACATTATCGAATGTTGCCCATTGCTGATAATAGTAGTCATACATCAGTGTCTGGCCAGAGCTTAGCGTAAAGCGAACTTGGTTTGTCTCTGGTATTGCAAGCGCACTTTGCACCATAGAAGTGTTAAAATTTTCAACAGGGGCGCCGATATATGATGTGTCAAGCCCGCGACCAAGTAACCATATACCTTTGTCAGATTGAAACATGAGCCCATCTGGCATAAGCACAATGGATGCTTGGTTCACGCATCCAACCGTTGATGTAATAAAAATTGGTTGCGAATACTGATTATTTGCGCCGGTATTGTCAGGCCCTGTGCCATTGATGTAATAAATGGCGTCACGCTTAAACAAAATAAGCTTATCATCCATCGGTGCCATTGCAGTAATTGGCCCAGTTGATGAATTTGTGCCTGTGTTAGGCGAAACATATACAGTTAATAGATCTGACATTTCAACGGGTGTTGCTTCAATAACCTGTTTAGAATACCAAAGTAAATTTGGATCCTCTGCATCCACAAGCCAAACCCTAGTATCAAAAAGAGCTAAAATATTTGATGCGGGCGCATTTACATCTTCAACTACTCCGCCCGTTGTATAGATGATCGCATTGCCTAAAATAGTTGCATCTGAAAGCGTGTCAGTGAAGGCAATTGAATCGACTGTCAGGTTATTGATCGTGAGGCTATTCGCCGTAGCATATGTGATGCTTGTTACTTCATAGTAAACTTCATTTTCAACGCTCCAACGATATAGAGTAATCTTCACAGGATTTAAGATCTTGTAAGTTAATCTTAGCGTTGGAATGTTAACTACGATGCTTCCAGTAGTTCCAGATCCTGTCGTTGTAACTGCAACAGGCACTGATGGCGCACTGCGATGAGCATTGCCTTGGTTATCAGTCCATTCATAGACAGCCTGATAAAAATAAGCCTCTGTATTTGTTGATCCATCTGGTTGTGCAGCAATCGCGCCACCAGTAGTAGACCATGTGGCTTCAACATTTTCTGGAAAAATAAAGAAATTTTGTTCAACTGGCAAATATCCATCATACATCCATAGAAAACCACCTGATAACTGCAGCGCAGATGCGATTTCTGCAGTATCAAAGTTCTGTGTCCCGAAAGTGATGTTCGCATAGTTAATCCCAGTCTGACTGTAGATAGCATCAACTTGAGTGCCAGGATCAACTGCAGTTTCTTTACTGACTGATGTGATTAGATCTTTAAATAGGTAAGGGAAACTTGCCGTACTTCCATTCACTGGAACATTTGGTAAGCCAACGGGTAAATACCCACCACCATTTTCATACGCAAGCTTAGCTACGACAATCGGTGCCGCTTCAACAGATGTGGTCGCGTTAATTAGGAAGTATGTTGATTGTAAAGTACTGCTATAAGCAGCAAAAAAATAAAGAACCCCATCCATTGTAAAAACCTTAGATGCGAGTCCGACAGAACGCACAACAGTATACGTTGTGCCAACAGTGCCAGACTGACTACAAGTAACGCCGTCAATAAAATTTGTAGCAATAGAACTGTCATAGCTGTAGGCATTTGCAACCTCGTAAAATACGCTACAAACAGCATTAACTGCTGAGCATGTAATGTTTAAAACATTCGGCGGCATAATAATCATTGTTGGCGCTAGAACTTGCTGTAATGAAGCGTTAACAGCCGCGACAAACCCATCCACTGCAATTCCATCATACCAAGCTAGATAGATGATCGGATTTACTGGATCAGTTTGATCAACACAGATGCTCATTAGAGTTGCACGCTGGCTTGCGAACGTATGGGGAGTCGCTAGCGTGAAGCTTGACGACAAAAAGGTCACTTTTACAGATTGACCGCCAGAAGTTGTATTGTATGCAATGTAAAGATTTTGTCCTAATACAACAGCATCGTAAGATAGTCCGGCAGTTGCAATATATGATGAGGCGACATCTGTAGGACCAACTGTGTTGATTGGATTACTCGTGCTAATTGCAAAATATTGAAGATGGTCAACAGCGCTGATTACATCCGTGAACAAAATAACAAAATGTGAGCCAAGTAAAAATACACGCGGTGATCCGGTAACTGTTCCACCACCGCTAGTTGGGATAAGTGTAGGCTCAACGATGTTTTGTCCTGTGACCGAATCAGCAATGACATATTTATACACTTTTGTATTAAGCGAAGTAGTTTCTTGGTCGGTAAAAACTGTGCAGATCAAACCATTTGTTGCGATTGCAATATCAACCTGTGATTGATTAGTGTTCGAACGAATGAGCGGCAAAGTGTTTAAACTTACTGGTTGAATAGTACCTTTTTGAAACCATTCTTCAGTAGAGTTTGAAAATGCATTGATCGTGTTACTAATCGCAGTCAAGTTACCGTTGAATGTGGTCAAATAACTAGCATTCGTTCCAGACGGAAGGCTTGTTAGCTCACCATATCCATTACGCTTTTGAAGTAATCCACCTTTAGTAAAAATAGAATTCGAAAGCCTTAAAAACTTACCAGGCGCGACTTGGTAAGGATCTGTTTTAAGATCCAAACCTTGTACAAAATTAATATTGGTATTCTGCTTTTGAAGCATTACACCTGTCCCATTGCTATAAATGATAGATAGCCTACATTTCCGCCGCCGGGCGCTGGCGCGAGACAAGAAAATCCAGAACTGGAAAAGCTTAATAACACAGTTGTTCCAAGTGCAGCCGGAATATTATTCCCTCCGGCAAAAGTAATGGCCGGTATGTCAGTAAATGCAGTAGTGAATGTTACCGTAAAAAGATCAAAAGCAGTGAAGCCAGATGCGCCTATTGTATAACTGAAGCCCTCTCCAGTAATTAATGTTCCACTACTATCAATCATTCCGCGAACAATACTTAGTGCGCTTGTTGCATTCGTATTCGATGTCACCGCATTCAAAGAATTAATTTGGAAAGTGCCAGTGACTGCCAGATTACTTGCAAGCTTGCCGGAGGTTATTGCTGCATTAGCAATATTTCCCGTAACGATACCACCAACAGTTGAAACGCTAGAGCCAAAGTTACCAGCAGTATCTAGTGTAACAAATGCAGTAGCTCCAACGGGCACATTCGGCAACGTAAGGCTATAACTAGCAGCCATTGCATTCGGCGGGCTAAGTGTAAGATAGTTTGAACTAGCAACGTTATTGCCAAGCAGCACAGATGCCACTTGAATATTAGCAGGCGTATTCACATTCGCATTAACAACCAGTGTGCTTGCTGAAAATGCAGCCGTAGCTGTACCGCTTGAAATACCTGATGAGGTTGCGTTGACTGTTCCACCGGATGTCAACTTTACTTGATTACCACTTTCATCGTTGTAGTAAAGCTCAGCGCCAGACACATAAACACAACCAAGGTCAGATGCGCCGGACAATGGTGATACTTGTGAAACAAACCTAGTGCTTCGAAGTCCCGTCGCATTGTTAGTTCCAAATGGCAGATCGGCATTAATATTCAATCCTGATGGATTGATCTGCACGCCTGAACCAGTTGCATGATTATGTCCATCGAGTACTGATAAATCGGCATTAATTTCTGTCGCCCAATCAGGACCAGCCTCAGTACCAACACCTGGAACAGTTAAATTCATGTTTGGGGTTTGTGTAGACATTAAAACACTCCAATCGAAACTGTTACTGCAGCATCAGATGTCAGTGTAAGCGTTAGGTTGTTAAATGGCGCGCTTCTGTAAATTGAAGCGACACCTTGAATATCTGTTAGCATCCATCCTTGCATCGTTTGACCGAGTAGGTGATTTATCACATTAGTACCAACCTTAAGCTTCACATCCGACAAAACGCTTGTTGAATTAAATGGGTTTGCAAGCATTGGGTTTAAAGCTGCAGCCCATTTTACATTTGCTAAATCCCAAGGTAGTCGTTGTGATAATGGTTGATTTGACATTAGAAACCACCATTTGAAGTACCACCACCCCAACCGTTGCCTGAGTATAATGGGTCTTGCCTTGTTTCACTGATCGTGTCGGCAATACCTGCATCACGGTTGCTTGCAGCTTGTTCAATCCTGGTTTTTAAGTACAAGATTTCAGCATCAAGCTTTGATGTGTCTGATCCTTCTTCTTTATCCAGTGCATACTTAGCAGCACGTACGATCACATAGCGAAGCCAACCTGAAACACCAATTGTTGTTAAGTCTGTATCTTTTAAAAGTGCTGGAAGCCTAGGTGAATACCATGCAATCAAAGTCTGATTACCTGCAGGTGTTGGAATGATGTTGATATTGTTACCCATGATTCGGTAACGCATATTGTACACACCGTAAATTGTACTTGTGCTATTTGGATATACGTATTGATTGCGCTTAATAAAATCAAAGCGAAGTAAGCTCACACGAGACGGGGTAAGAACGCTTGTGTTCACATTCAAATCCATACCTGCAAGCTTGTAGAATGCTAAGGCAGGCGTGCCAGATGCGCCACCATATGTTCCACCAAGATAATTAGTCGCACCATCTGGAAGCGGATAGTTTTGCGTAGTCCCGTTCGTTTGAATCGTGACATATGCCGAAGCGAAGTAATCTTCATAAGAGGTCATTAAGATATCATAAAGCTCATACATCGCGAGACGAATGATGTAGTTCCACTCACTATTTATGACGAACAGTGAACCAACGCGATCAGCTGTTTGTTGTGACCTTAAGCGAAGTTCGTATAAAGACATCTCGCTAGGCTGTGCCGCAACCATTTGTGCGACAAGACTATAAGGACCAGTGCCAACAGTATTTACGCCAGCAACCTGGTAGTAAAACATGATGCCAACTCCGGGAAACGAGTCAACATACTGAACAGAGCTAGAAGTCCCAAGATTAGTAAAATTAACACCATCTGTACTTCTTTGGATTTGATACGACGTTGCACCTAGTGATCCATTCCAGGAAACTAGGATATTCCCGTCTGCTTGTTCTGCAGTGATGTTTTGAGGTTGGTAAGGAACGACTGCCATAGCTTCCTTATATTGTGGCCCCTAGACCGCGTTTTAAGCAGTTCAGGGGCCGTTTGTTTTTAGATTATAAACCGTCGATAGTTGCGCTTGAGATATCAAACTTAAATGTCATACCGACAGTTGTGCCATCAGCAGGAGATGCCGGTACTAGCGTCGTAGTTCCAGCCGCCGTTGGTGCACTGAACTGAATGATGAAATATGATCCAGCATTTGCGGCGATATTTGTATTGTTAATCATTGTCGAAGGATCGCCAACAACGTTTACGTTTACTGCAGTACCAACGCCAGGAGCTCCGACGGTTGCTCCACCTGGCACAGTTGTGCCTGATGCTACGAACACGGTCCCAACCGAAGGCACAACACCCGCAATAACGCCGACAGCTTGCCACTGAGCAACAGTTGCTGTGCCAAGGGTTGTGATCACATAAACGTGATTTGCAGTCATTGATGTTAAGTTTGTGCTAGCAAGTGGAACAACCTGCCCACTGAAGCCACCCAAGTAATAGCGATAGTTACCTTTGAATTGAACTACTGCATAACCAGCAATTGGATTTGGATTTGTCTGGCCTAAGTTGCTACCAGGTGTGACGGTGGTATGCATGAAAACATTCTGCACATAACCGTTAGACTTCAGTGAACGAATACCAAGGCCGTTGCCATTGGTTGAATCGATAATGAAGTTTAGATCAATTTCGACTGGCTGTGTGACGTTTGAGTAGAAATGGCCACCATTTTGGCCGTTACCGCGTGCATATGACATGTAAACCTCTATAACTAGCAATGCCTCTGCCGGGTGCGCTAGGTACAGTCCCGACCAGTATGCCATCCGATGGATAGCTTCATAGATGAGGAAAAAGGCACTTAAAGACAGGCCCTGGATTCTAACCCAAGGCCCATCATGATTAAGCGGACAGGGTAACCTGCATATTGTAGCCAGGTGCGCAACAAATGTCGTTACCGTAGTAAGCAATACGAATTTCTAAAGCATCCGCATTACCAACACGCAAGCCTTCCAAACCTTCCATACCATAAGTAAGGATGTGTGGAGCTTTGCCCAGAGTACGCATCTTCCAAGTATCGACAGTCAAGCACCATGCTGTTTGAGCTTGGCACGAACGATCTGCTAGCACTGGGATTTTGCCATACGCTGAATGGAAGTGAATCGCTTCGAAAGCCACTTCAACTTCATCATGCTCAAGCTGTACGTACTGGACTTTTGCGCCCAATTCGTTGATCAAGCTAGAATATGACACAAAGTCGATGATGATCAAATCGATAGCAGCACCTTCACGGTTCGCAAATGCCAAAGCATTCGTTAAACCTTCAGAGATACTAAATGCCGAAGCGTTGTAGCGAAGGCCACCCAAACGAGTAACGTCTGCAGAGCGGTTAACACCCCAGAAATTATCTGTTGAAGTAGGGTCTACACTTGGCACCCAAGCAGCAAGACCTGACAATCCAAGCATACCTGCGATAGTCGTAGCGCCACCGATACCGATGTCACCAAGAACTTGCAAGAAGTCGCCTGCGCCCCAAGAAGTTTGCGGCGCACCTTGTACAACTGTCAAAGTAATGACACCTGTTCCACGGTTTACGCTAGCAACTTGAGCAGCATCGATTGTACCTGGTGTGTTTTGCAAAGCCGCGCCACCATCAGTAGCAGATGCTTGCAACGTCATACCAACTTCGAACTGAACCACTGTCTGTGGATTGCTCAAAGTAAGTGTGATTGTTGGTGCAGAGTACGCGATACCTGCAGCACTGATTGTTCCACGTGATGCTGTACCACCGTAGAATGTTTCAAATGCCATATTGTTTGAGATGTTACGGAAACCGTTGTCTAAAGTGCGCGATGCTTCATCTACGAATGCACCTGCATTAGACTTAGTTTGTTCCATCAACAAATTGGTGATCGTTACTAGTTGGTAATCCTGTACTGCATAAACGAAGTAAGAAACAACGTCTGAGGCAGTTTGTTGGTTCTGCGCATTAGCAAACGTATGCGCACGACCTTGAGGATTGCCGTATTCTAATGGTACTGGAATATATTTCATGATTACGCATATTTACGTGCGTAATCTTTGTTATCGTAAAGGCTTTTTATCCTCTACTTCTTAAACTTTTCCAGATATTTTATGGCTAACTTCATTCGCTCTATTGAGTCTTGAAAATAACCAATACCTGGATTGCACTCTGTGCACAATAATCCACGAATTATTCCTGTTTTATGGTCATGATCTACATGCAATCTTCTTTTAAAGGACGATTCATGTTCACCACAACAGGCGCAAGAATTGTTTTGCTCTGCGAGCAATTCTTTATATTGCTCGACAGTCATTCCATAGTTTCTTCTTAGTCCGCGTTTAAATTCATAATCTTTAAACTTCTGAGGATTTTTTTCTTTGTATCTCACTCGCCAATCATTAAGGCAATTTTTACACCAAGAAGATTTTCCTATGGCTCTTGCTTTCCGTGCGCTAAATTCTTTTTTTTCTTTAGCTTGTTTGCACTTTGTACATGTTCGTTTAAGTTCGGCGTACATTTTCAACCTTTTAGTTGTTGGGCACTCTTGGTGGTTTATATTCTAGCTTATGAGGCTAGGTTCATCCACTACGCTCTACGATGACTGAAGTTTTTACACACTCAGTTTATCTCGGTATTAGCATCTCAGCCTTCACCGATATTGCCCAATTTAACGCAGGCAAATACATCTACCTGCGAATCCATCTGGAGATTCATTCTTTGGAATCATCGCCAGCCAAGGGTTCTTAGCATACAGTCCTTGGAAGGATTACATCGTCCATGCTTTTTAAACGATGTTCTTCATATAATCTTTGTCATCAACGTACAGCTCTTTCAGGGCTGCAATTTGATTGGTACTATTTGCATACACTGGTGCAATAGCCATCTTGTTACTCCTTGTTAAAAGTTAAAGTTTATTTCCTTAATTGTCCAAGAGCCGCCGCAATCGCACGTGCCCGCTTATCAAGCACTGGGCGCGCAGTGTCCCGGTTACTTAATGAACGCATCTGACCTCGGGGTTGTCCCGCAGCCATTTGCTGTTCCTGTGGCGATAACTTCGCCCGCATTTTTCCCAAACTTGCGATCTTGAGGTTGTCGTTTACTAATTCATTTTCGATAAGCTGTGCCGCTTCGGTGACATCGAGTACTTCGCCTGATTGTTTCCAAATGCGATGAATTAGTTCTGTAACCTTGGATTGACTACGAGTGGCCCTGATCATTTCAAACTCATCCCCGGTTGCAGTAAGTTTGTCGGTCTCACGCTTGAGCTCCGCTAATACTTGCTGCTCGGCCTGCTGATCACGCTCTGAAAGGTTTTTATCAACGCCTTCTTTAAGGGCTTTGATCTCAGCTTTCAGTTCATTAATCGCAGGGTCGATCCCTGACTGATTAGATAGAATTGATTGGGTTAACTGATCGTAGGTCACTCCTGATTCAAGCAATACCTTAAGTGGATTAGCTTTCAGAGCTGCTGGATCAATACCTTGTGGGTGTTTGCCAGATAATTCTTGCTCACGTTTAGCTAACTCGCCCTCCTTCACTTGGAGAGCCCGACGCTGTTTTGCAAGCGCGGCAAATTGAGGACTCAAAGGCTTCGTAACTTCCACCTCTGCGGTTTGTTCTGTAGTTTGTGTAGCTGGATCGGCAACTTGTGCTTCCAGTTGTTGTTCATATGCACGGTCTGGTGATGCGTTGGTGCGCATACGGATAGAGCGGACATTTTGTCGCTGGTGTGCGACCTGTGGATCAACGTAGTTGTCAGATTCACTAACTTTTGTCGGTGTTTGGCCTAAAAAAGCTTGTTTCGCGGCTGCTTTACGGTCTGGACTAACTGTTTGTCCTGATGGTTGTGCCATAACGCCAGCAGCGCCTGATCCTTGTCCCATTGGTGTAATCTTCATTCATTCATCCTTTGTTTATAACTTAAACGTTATTGTTTAAGCTGCAGGACTAACCCCTACAGCATTTGGAACTAATGGTGATGTTGGAAGTGGAGCGGCATTGGCCTGAGGTACAGGTCCCGCTGGCATAGGGGGCGGCATTGCTGCTTGCTGCAGCGCTTGAACTTGGTTGAAGAAGTGTAAAAGCATGTCTGCCTTTTTTTCTTCTAAGTTCGCCGTCATATATAGGTTGTAATATTGAACTGTAAGCTGAACTGCTAAATCTAAGTCCATGAAAGGATCTGGTGGCGTGTAGTCGCCATCTTCAACGATCATATCAAGATATTTAAAGATGCGTTCTTCACTCGCATTATCAAGTTTTTCGTTCTGCTCTAAGTCAGGGAAGCGCATAAGCCTTCGACCTTCTTTAAGAGTTAACATCCCGGCTTGCACTTGCTCGGTCACAGTTTGAATGCGACCTGCTGGCGTGCGCGGTAAGCTTGATTCGGTGAAACATTGGATTACGAATGGATCATTTAAGAACTTCATTGCAGGCAAATCAATCTCACGAGTGCCATCTTTATTTGGATACACCGTTTGATATTTTCCATCGCGCTTAGCAATTTCTTTAGCAAGCTCTGCAACTTGGTATGCAAGCTCGACGAACACTGATTCATACTTCTTGCTCAGTTCAGCAAAGCGATCAGTCGAAATATCATCGTATGAGCGAATCGCTGCGCCTGAATTAAGACCTTCAGGTTTTTGCGATGTGGCTTGCATTGCAGACACACCACACTGCTGAAACCCGTACTGAATCAGCTTATCGCGCTCGGCATAAAGCTCAGGAGCATTACAAGGCGCTACTTCATACGAAGGCTTCACACCTGAATACGTTACGATTGTGCCGATCTGATTATCTTGATGGGCCTTAACAACCTTGGATGACTGTTCAATGAACACACGGGGCACACCGACCAAAGTAATGGCACGTGCAATCGTGTACAAAATACGATTCAAAGTCATCTGCGTACCGAACAACTGTGTCGCAAGACCTTGGCCATAAAAACCAAGGAATGGATCTGAATACATCATGAACACAAACGGAAACTTAGGCTTATGCCATGGTTCATCTAAGAGAGTGCCTGACACAGTAGCGATAGTATGACGACCAGCTACATATCCTTCAGCATCTGGATCTGGACCGCTTGGAAGCTTCCAGCCCTCAACAACCATAACTTGATCAGCAGTGGTTCTGCCTGTGTCAGGGCTATTGTCTGGATATGAATTTGGAGTAGATGCAATGATAGCCCGCTTATCTTTTTCGCTACGCGCCATAAGTTTGTCGCGATCCACGAGCATAAGCTCAACCATCATCTGCGGTTGGCCATTAAGTGAATCGTTATCATCGAAGTAAAGATCGGTGATCATCTTGCGATCAACACAGACTTTGCCATCTTCACCTTCAAAGACCTTTAAGCATCCGGTACCCATAACGATGCAATCACGAAGGATCTTAGTGGCTTTTTCGTAAGCTTTGACTTGATAGAATTCGCCAAGGATGAAGCGATTCAGCTCTTGGGCTAAGTGACGACGTTTGTAATCAGCATTGTCAGTTAAGAACTTAGGCTCGGGCTTATTCTGAGATAGCCTTGAAACAAGCGTATCAGTGCAAGCCTGAATTAAGTTAAAAGTTGGTCTATCGTCTGGGAGAGTCTTTGTGCGATCCATCCTAGCAGTGCTAGCACCAGCATAGTTGTACACACTAAGACCACAATACAGGCGTACATCAACAGCACGCTGACGAATACGATAAGTTTGATTAGTTTTAAGATAGGTTGCAGTACCACATAGGTCCACGGCGAGTTTTTTGTCATCATCAGCCTTCCACCATTCAGCAAGCACGCTTTGCGCTTCACCAAGCTTGGGTTTGGTTTTCATTATGATTTTTTCGGGTGAACCTTTAGGTGCGCTTATCTTCATTGTGCGGCCAATGCTGGATCTTCAGATGGATCTCCACCACTTGAATAGAACATGAGCTGCTCTTGAGTTAGGATGCCATCCGGGAAGTTGCTGTAAGGATTTGTAAGATCTTGCTCATCTTCAACGGTTTGACTGCCTTTATTTTCAGCAGGAGCATCGCCAAGTACGATCTTGACAGTGCCAAGCTCAATGCTTGTTACGCCGGATTTACGGCATAACTGCAGCAGCTTTTTAAGATCATTTAAGTTTTCAATCATCTATCACCCTATGCAGGACGTGGATTGCGGTCTTTTTTGGCACGCGACTTCATTACACGTGCAACGATATCGTCACGGTCGTGATCTTCTTGTGCATCACCAAGCTCATCGCCTGAGTTTTTGCCTGTGTAGCTGAACTCAAGATCGTCATCGGTGCCGAGCAGATCGAAGTCATTTGGTTCAGAGTCAGCAACTGGCTGATCATCATTAGCCACTTCGCCACCATGAGAATAGGTCTGCTCACGTTGCTTCATGATGCGGCTAATCATATCTTCTTCATGCGCTTCAGTTTGATAGTTGTCGGTCGAGTTGCCAGGATTGCCCATATAGGACTCATCATGGAAGCCTTCGCCGCCCATCTCATCGCCTTCTTCATACATACCGTGCTGATTAAGCATCCGGTCATCTTCTTCAACAGCTCCACCTTCGGCAAAGCCTTGAATCTTTGGTTTAGGCATTGAGCGCAGTTCAGAGATAGTTTCTTTGTGAATTTCTTTGGCATTTTCTTTGCCACCCTTATAGCCATGTTGACCAGAGCGATATTGATGTCCAGCTTCAGAAATTCCCCCGGAGCGTCCTGTGTTGGTTGATTGATTGCCAACACCTTTTTCATGATTACTTTGAGTGTAAGTACTCACCATTCCAGAATGGCCCGACTGTTTTCTACCTTCTTCGGAGCGATCTGTACTAACATCGCCACCTTCAGCCATCTTCTTAGCGCGCTTCTTCATTGCACATGCGATTGGGAATGATTTTTTATCCATTACATCCCCTGACCGATCTCAATGTTTGCTTTGATTGCGTTAAGAGCATTATCGACAGCTGCAGCGGAGCTAAACACCATTGCAATGACGTCATTAACTGCACAGCTAATCTCTGTTCTAAAACCAGAGGCACCAGCAGCACCTACATACACAGGTGAACCATTTTGATTCACCGTGACAACAAGACTTGAAGGACCGCCACCACCTGTAATAGTTGGAAGGCTAATCTTACCTTCAACGAAGTAAGGACCTGCATTTGGAACTGTGACAGATAGCGTGCCGATACCTTGCCACATTAGATTTTGGTAAAAAGCCGGTTGTGCCATTGCTACATCCCTTGGTTAATACTTACGGTTGATTGAATAGTGTTCAGCGCTTTATCGATCTGATTCGCAGAGGCCATGACCACAGTGATCACATCAGTGACTGAACAATTGAGTGGTACTTTGAATTGCAACCCACGCTCGCTTGGTGTTAGCGCTGGACTTGTATAAACGGGTGAACCGTTCTGGTTCACAACAATAGATAAAGCAGTACTTACTGCAGCACCTAATGTCGCATTACTTCCTGAAGCTGGTGGTTGCTGATATCCACTAAGATTCGCACCAAACCCTTGACCAACTGCGCCATCGCCTGTTCCAAGACCACCTCGAGCAAAGCCTGCAGCATCACCACCACCTGCGCCTGCGCCTAGGCCAAAGCCTGATCCAGCGCCATCACCTATTGGCAAAGCATTTGGAAACGACGCATTGAACTGCACATTATAGATACCAGCACCACCGTAAGGCACAACTGTGCCAGCTGCTGGAACTGTGAATGTGTAAGACTGTAAGCCAACGCCGACCTGTGGTTGGTTAAGAAATAGGATACTAGACATGTGGACCTTCCTTATGTGGTTGAGAGTCCATCATTTCGAATGCAGCGCGTAACGCCTCAGCCGCCATCTTGTAATCTTTGGCGTGGATAGCATTGCAAAGATCTTCAGCAGCCGACTCCATCTCGTCGTATTCCTGCTCATGATCCGGCTTGCGCTCGATCTTGTCTGTTGGGATTGATGCCGAAGCATCTTGTGTTTTCTTTAAAAAGGGCAACATTCGCTTCGTTTTCCTTTAAAAATGAGTAAAAAGGGCTCACTTATAAGGAAAAAGGCACTTAAACGTTAATATTGCTCGAATGGTGGTTCATCTGGCCATAGGCCTTGTTGATTACCGCGTTCGATGTGTTCACGTTCACGGTCCCATATGTTCTTAGCTTGAGCTTCATACCAAGCTTTGGATCCAGTGATTAGCTTCGCTTCAGCTGGTGCAGACATGTATTGATAGGTAAATCGCCACGCATATAATAACGCATCACACAAATGGTTCGGTAGGTTTGGGTGCTCTTTGCGCGGAAGCCTGATCTTATCCCCATCAGTCATCCAGACTAGTCCCATCATTTCTTGGGTAAGCGTGGTGAGGGTCTCTTTGATCTTGATCTTTGCTTGGATGAGTTCGGCGTTGAGGATTTCAATGAAGTCTGACTTGCCGGTCTTATCGGCGGTTTCAAGTGCGATGTGGTGACGGTGTTGGATCTCTTCGACAGCTTGTTTGTTGGCGCCATCGATGATGACCTTACTAACTGGCATATCTTCGCTGTCACGAAACTCTTTAATCTTGTTAGCGACGTCCGTGATATCCATATGCTTTTTGTTGAATGTCTTAAGAACGTAAAGAGTGCGGTCATTGTCGTGAAACGCGCAAAGTACAAAGGCAGTATCGTCCTCATAACCAAGGTCAACTCCAAGTATGTAAGTCCATCCATTTGGAGACAAACTTGTCGGCCTTGTTTTAAAGGAGTTACGATCAAAACTGTATTTGTAAACAAGCTTATCTGTATCGACCACCCATTGGTTAAGATACCACTGCTTGAATAAAGGTGTTTCCTTAAAAAGTGGTCTAAGACGATCAATTTCGTCGAGTTCTTCTGCCCATTGCTTGGCAATAAACGGATTATCGAACGCTGACCATTGATGCATACTCCATCCTGGCTCTTTCCCAATTGTAACATCATAGAATAATCCCCTTGTGAAGTTGGATGATGTGCCCATAAGGCATATAGTACCGCGCTGATCGGCGGTGGCTGGCTTTAAGATACCGTAAACCAGTTTTTCCATATCAATCGTGTACATGGATGCTTCATCGATGCAGACAAGGCGATACTTCTTACCAAGGAGCTTATTCATCTCATCTTCATCAACGTCAACACCTGTAACATAGATAACTGATCCATTAGGAAATGTGGCAGTGAGTGTTGATTCATTAAAGTTAATGCCAAGGTTTTGCTCTAAGTTTAGAACTTTAAGGATATCCTTCCATATGATGCCACGCGCCGAAGCTCTGGTTAGACCAAGGAATAAACAGTTTGCACCAGGATTCTTTAAGCATTCGCTGACCATATAGACGCCAGCAGTATAAGACTTAGCCGCACGACGTGTGCAGAATAGAACCTTGAGCCTTGATGGATCTGAGATGAAGGCTAGTTGTTGCCTGAAGGTATGCTTGAGCACATCCGGCTTGTTAATGATCTTAATGGCTTCAGCGACTAGAAGGTCGAAATCATTCATAATAAATTGGCTGCCGAATCAGGGATCGAACCTGAGACCTCTGCATTAACAGTGCATTGCTCTACCTCTGAGCTACTCGGCATCTTTAACATCACCTTCAAGCATCTTAACCGCTTGCTTCATTGCTTCAAGCTTTTGTGTAGGATCCATCCCATCGAGTGGATTATTTGGCTTAACCTCAATACTCGTGAGCTTTGGATATACGTATGGAAGCATCTTCTCAGCGATGCTAATGATCTGGCCATTGAACGCGGCTTTGGCGGCAAGATCACCAGCATTTTGATAACAATCCTGAGCATTCGATAAGGCCTCTAACAGCGTTGCCACTGGGTCTATTCCAGCTTCGATCAATTGGTCGGCAAATCGAAGCGAACGCTTGCTAAGGCTATCTTTTGGCCTACCAGTGCTATATTTATTGCCAGCCTTGAAAAAGCCTTTTGGTTTGCTCATATTCCTAGTTTCGCCATGTTAGCTTAGCTGTCCAGCGTCATTTTCTTTGCCGATAGCAATATACTTAATTTCGCCGTCCTTGGTAACCCATTTACCGGCCTCACCAAAAACTGTGATGTCTAAATAAGCCTGAGATATTTCACGTTCATATTTATCAAAAGTAAGCTTAACAAGCTGATCAAGGCATCGTGTTACCTTTGGATCTTTTTTAAGCTTACGTATTTCTTCGCGTCCCATTAAAACTTCCGTGGGCTTGTGCGCCCTTTTTCAGGTATTGCCGATATTGATGTTTGAATAGCTGCTTGACGCTGTGCAAGAGCAGCCGCCGCCGCAGGTGTCTGTGCGATTACTTTAGGCGTTGTTGGCTCTGGGAATGGCAATACCATATCTTGCAATGCTCTTAATGTGCTTGGCGATTGTGCCATGGGGCTTTCTGCTGGCACTGTCATCATAGGTTGATAGGGCACATTTCTTGTTACCTGCTGAACAGGTGAGGCTTGCAGATGCCGCTCAACTTCCTTAACGCGATCAGCCACAACCTTCTTAAGCTCTAAGGATAATCGTTCATCAAGCAATAGCTCAATCAAAAAGCTTAGCTCACTTTTTTCCATTTATTAGCTCCAATTTTTCAGCCAAGCTCATCGGTGGTGGTAGCGGGCTGTTTTTATCATCGGCAAAAAGTTTCTGCCACCAACTCTTCTTTTTTATGGGCTTAACCTCTGGTACTGGTCCGGTATATTCAGTGATCTTGTTCATCTCAGTGAGCTTAGTCTTTTGCGCAGGAGTTAACTCAGCAGGTGGTGTGTAGATAAATGCATCTACAGCCGCTTCTCTGCGCTCTGATGTGAATGCACTTGCTCCATAACTAACCGCGTCACCTTGGCTGTTACGCCCTTTGCGGCGGATATCTTCTACAACAGCTACTTCTTGTGCAGTTATTGGACGCGCTGCAACAGCCTTATCCATATCGATAGTGCCGTCCTCATTCAATGCGCCTTTAACAGCTAGAGCCTGTTCCCAAGTTGGAACTGGACGCTTCATGTGCTCAGCATGTTCTTCATCAGTCATCATTAATAGGCGCTTGGTCGACGCCGGCTGCATAGCTAGAGACTTAGCCATACGTTCTTCATAAGTTAAGCTTGGATCATATCCAGGCCCAATGCGTTCGCGTTTTACTTTGCCGAGCTCAAGCACCATGTCTTGCATGTACTGAGCATCATTGTCTTTACGTAACTTCTGTAGGGTTTCCTTCACTAGGTCCATCCTTTGGGATTATACGAAGTCCATTGTTTTTCTCGCCACGAATCACATTTCTGATCGCCACTTTTTCGTCATAGTTTGGCGTGAAAATGTCAGGTGGTGTGCCATATTTTTCAATATATAGCGTCATTTCATCATCAGTTAGATTGTCTGGCCAGGGCACATAAGCACAGCTAGCCATAAGTAATGCTCCATATGCATAGCCTTCAACTGTGGATGGAAGCTTAACAAAGGTACATCCCTTGCCGTAGGCTTTAACCATAGTTTCAAACTTAGCTGGGCTTACTTTCGTCACTTTCACGGCGTGATATCCTTATGAACGGTGCGACGTTGCGGTGGGTTTTGCACTTTGTCCACAGGGTTTTCCACTTGTGCCCTGATTGGCGCTGAAGCCATAGATTGCTGTTTTTGCACTGTTGCTTTTGCAACATGTATGAAGTAACCGTCTTGCGCTGGATCTTCTGGAATACAATGACACACTGCAAAATCATTCACATGGCTGTATTGTCCTTCATAGTAAATTTCAACGCGCTTTTTTTCTTCATTGTGCATAAGGATTAGACCTGTTTGTCTGCCTGTTCCAAGCTTTGTGCCCATGTTCTTGCCATGATGAAACACTGGATTGGCGGTCTCAATGAATTTGTATTGTACGTGCATAACAACTCCTAAATAAATGGGTTAAACTGTATTTCTTTGGTGAACTTTTTTGATCGAAGCAACTTATCGCCTAAGCTTGTAACGTGAGTAATGTACTCAATATTATCCGGAATAAGTGTCTTTGCAATACCTTGTCCTCTTTGTGCAGCGTGCACATGAACATAATGAAGCGCACTACCTTCGGTCACACACCAGCCGAGTACGACGTCTTTATCGTCTGAAAGGACTGCGAATTTAACGGTAGCATGGGGCCTTAGCAAAATGGTCTTAATGAAGGCATCATAAACCTTAAAATATGGGCGTTTTTCAATACGCCCGAAGTATTCGTTATCTTCGCGAAGTGACCGAAGCCAGCGGGCAATTACTACATTCTGATATTCTTTTGGAACTAATGCAGCCGGGAAGCTTATGACTGCATACGAGGCTTGATTCGATTCGATGTCATTTGTTGCTTGCTCCAAACCCTAATCCCCCACAGATTTTCATACTTACGCCTAGTAAATCTAACCGTCTGCTTATGAATCTTTAATAAGCCCGCAATAACCTTTGTTTTCACACCTTCACCAAGCATGCTCATTATTTGCTTATCGCGCTCTTTAACAAACTTATGTTCATTAACGTGCTGGCAAAGTAAGTAGTAATATTCCATTCGTGCATTGACTGAAAGTGCGTCTAATCTCTTTAAGGTCTTGCTCGCATCATGACTCAAGGTCTCATTCTTTGATTCAATGTCCCTAAAGCCTGATTCTTCAAGGCGCTTTCGCCAGACCTTATACGCCTGCTTTGCTTGCTTTGACTTCCAAAATGCCATCCGTGCCGCCTACATTTGGCGTCACATCGCTTTGGGGTTTGGCTTGCTCACTTGCAAGCTTGGCTTCGGCATCTAAGCGTGCTTTTGCAGCATCACGAATCTCGCAACGCTTCGCATCAGCAATCTGATTCGCTGCGGTTTTAAGCAGCGTGTGAATAAAGAATGCATCTTCTTTGTGCGATTCAGTTGGCCCCAAATGTAAGATCATGTTAGCTAGTGCGAATTTCTGTGATTCAGGGCTTGCTGTAAGCATGGCACCTGCGATGATGCGATCAGCCCATTCATCCCATTCTGTCATCCCAGTTGGAAGCGGTCTGCGCTCTAGCAGTTGATCTTTGATGGCATTAGTCGACGTGAAACGGGTATTCCTACCAAGAAGTTTATTAAGCATAAGTGTCCTTTTTTTGGACATCTCAGCAGACATTAAAGCAACATGGCAATGTAAAACTTACATGGCCTTAAATTAGTGCCCCTGTGCGTTATCTTCAATCTGTGACCACTTAGCAGCAATATGCTCAAACATTTTCCAATCAGTTAAGAATGGCTTTAGTTGTTCGAAGGTCTGGGTAACGGATCTAGATACAAAGGCGATACCACCCAATTCGTTAATACCACGAATGAATACACGTTGGTTCTCAGACAATACGCCATTAGCTGACTTTACCTCGATAGCAAGAAACTTACCATTAAGTATGCCCAATATATCAGCAACGCCACTAAGCTGATACTTACCAGGCTTACGATAAGCACCGCGTTTAGCATCATATATTCCAACACTTTGGTTCTTCCAGGCAAAGACGTTAATTTCTTCCAAAAATGCGAGAATATTGTTTTCGATCTGTTTTTCCAGCATGGCTTAGATTGTTTAAGCTCGGCCCATGGATAGTCACTATAAATTTCATTGCCTAATCGAATTAGTTCCTTCGCATCAAGGAATAAACCATTTTCGCTAAGTGCCTTCATGTGCCAAAAATCTAAGCTATTAGGATCTTCTTCCACAACATCTCCTGACTGAAATCTGTTTTTCAAGCATCACTTAGGTCGCTTTTTCGAATAAAAGACCTTATGCCAGATAAGTGGTGACTCGCAATCAACGCATTTAAGCTTGTTGATTATATGCGGTGACTCGACCTTGATCGATTTTGGTTTGTAAATGTTTGTTCTAGCGGTCTTGCAGCAGGCCTTAGATGTACACCAGGCTTGGTATACAGGTGGTCGTTGTTTTGCGTGACTGCGCCTTTTGCTAGACTCTAAGCCTGATTCATACTGATTTATTGGTCCTGTGATCATAGATCATCTTTTATTTAAAAAGCCCATTGTTTCAAGAAAATTGCGTAGCGTCTGGTATTCGTCCTGTAAAAGCTTAATTTTTTCTTGGAGATGGTATTTTTTAGGATTAAACGTCGAGTCAATCGCATCCATAGATTCAGATGCATCTCTGATCTCTGCTTGAATTTCAGTGAGCCGATCCATGACCTTCTGCACAGCATTATCATATGCGCATAAATATGCATGTCAACAATATTGACTACCTGATAATTTTTACATAGCTTAAAGGCAATTCTTGAAAAAAAGAAGGCAGCCCTGGTGGACTGCCCTAGATTTATAGAAGGTAGAATGTCTATATTTCTAGCCGATGATCACCCACTCGGCAAATCTTTTTTTCATAATTTTTAAAATAGTTTTGCGACCGTTAAAAATACCGGACACCCAGCGATGGGGTAAGGGATTGGGGTCAACGCTCGAGAGGGCATGATCACTAAGGAATGAAAGCCTTAGCGGAAGGCGTAAAGCTGTTTTTAAGCCATAAGGCCAAGCAAACAAACTAAGCTTGGGTCCTATCGACAAAATCAATCTTCGCCAAGAAGAATTGGTAGTCATAGGTGCGTCCAAAATCAGCCCATCTTTGTATTCATTATCGCTAACAACACCCTACCGCGCTATCGCTTGGTTCTGCGACGAGTAGGGTACTACTCTCTGCCGATGGTTTTTTCGATCAGAGTTACACTCTTTTTAAAGAACAGGGCCAACAATAACGATGAAACATAAAATGAATTTCAATGCGTCGTCTTGTCTCATTTCGAACCACCAATAATTGAAGATACTGTAACTTTACCAGTGATGTCGTTTGTATCCACGGTCTGTTTACCATCGCTAACATATGTGTGACCGTTCTGTTTGATGAAACTACTGCCATCGCGTCCATAGCCATAAGTCACATCACCAACTTGCGTGATACATAGACCTTCAGAGGTACAAACCCAATTGCCCATCTTCATCATGGTGACGCCTTTTTCGTTGGTATATAGACTTGGTAACTCGCTTGATTTAGATCCAGCGAAAACAGTACAAGATAATAAAATTAGGATTGAGATGAATTTAATCATAAAGCCACCAGTGAAGATGCACCGTTTAAGATATTTGCTGTAAGTCGACCAGATAACATCATGATATCGATTGCCGCTTGAGCAGTTGCACAAAGCTCTTTTGACACTAAGCCATTAACAGCACAAACCCTAAGTTCTTTTGGAATAGCAACATAGTATGAACCATCAGGTCCTGATCCTTCACGCTCAACGTCGAATAACGAAACCTCAAGCAATATTGAAGTAAGACCATCTGGATGACCAAGATCAAGTTCAATAGTTGTGTAGCTATCTGTGTTTTTAAACTCGACTAAATGCGTATCTTGGAAGTTCATTGTGTGCTCCTTGTTGATATTTAGTAATGCAATGCAGATGCCAACTGTAGACCACATATAAACGAATTAATGTTGTAAAAACTGTAGAACTGACAGTCAGTGTGAAAAAGTTACACAGCGCAAGATCTTAACAAAATTGTTGTTGCAAAACGAAACACTTACATTTAAACACATTGACGTTGTTGCCGAATCTATACCTTAAATTTTGATTCGCATCTGGTCCCTTGTGCCCTTCCTTGGCAACAACAACAAGGGGCCAGAGTTTTTTAAGGAGTATGATGAATAAGACCTTAACTACACTCGTACAAGATCAATTAGCGCTTGATGATCTGATGATCGCAACTGCTGGTGAATTATCATCAGACGAAGTTGAAAACATAATCACATCCTGGATGGATGAAGTTAAATCGGGCATCGCTGAAAAAGTTGATAGCTATGAATTCAAACAGCAAGCTATCGAAGCACAAGCATCTAAGTTTAAAGCTCGTGCTGACCTACTATACAATGCAGCGAAACAGCTAAACAACTTGAGTGATAACTTAAAGAACCGAATGAAGTTTGCCATGCTTGAAATGAATGTGAATACGCTTTCAGGCCACCTATTCAAATACAATCTCTACAAAGGTAAAAAAGCACTCGTCATCCTTGATCAAAAGCAAATACCAGACAGGTACATCAAAGAGCTCATCACTTACAGCGTTGATAAGGATGCTATACGCATTGCGCTTGACGCCGGATATGAAGTGCCAGGTGTTACAACTGAAACTGCACTCAGCCTACGTACTTTCGTAAACAAAGGATAATTATGCCAAGAAGTGAAGCAATCAACGAACTCGTCGCGGCCCTATCAAAAGCACAGGCAGAATTTAGCGAGGTCGGTAAGTCTGGTCACAACAAGCATCAGAATTATTACTACTCTAAGCTTGATGATTTCACACGTGCAACACAACCATCTTTATCAAAATATGGCCTTGCGATTATTCAAGGGGTTGTTGATGGATCGGTTGAAACAACTTTATTTCACTCAAGCGGTCAATTTATATCCTACAGCATTCAAATGGTAATGGGTAAGCAGGACATGCAGGCGCTTGGGTCTGCTGTAACGTATGCACGCAAATATGGCTTAGCATCAATTCTTTGTATTGCGCCAGATGATGGAACAGACGACGACGGCGAGGCCGCAAAAGGAGATAAATATGACAGACTTCAAAACAAACCAAAAACTACAGATACAAGATCAAGCTCGAAAGCCACCGAGCAAACGCGAATCGCCATGGACCAAGATCAAAATACTGGAAGCAAAGAACAGCATCTTGGAGATACGCATTCAGACACAGCAGTTAGAGATCAACAAACTGCAAGCAGCACTGTCGAGCCACCAAAAGACGAAACACCAATCACTGCAAGAATGTCCCAAACGATACTTTCAAGGCTTAATGAGCTTGGTAAAAATAATCCCGCGTTCTATGATTGGGTTTTTAAAACGCATGGTACGCGCAATTTAATGAATCTTAAAACGTGGCAATATCTTGATATAATGGGCATCTTAAAATGAGCAGATCAGATATATTGCGCTTGATTGAGCTTAATGGCTTTAGTCTACATAGACAAAATAAACACCTTGTGTTTAAGGATGCTGGCGGCAACAATTTCGTTATCAGTAAAACTCCAAGCGATCATCGTGCCGAGCTGAATCAAATATCACATTTGAAGTCAGTTGTGAATAAATTAGGACGCAAGTTTATTGAAACTAAACCAAAAAAAGAGAGGGAAAATATGCAACCACAATTCAATCCACCGAAAATAGTCACAGCACCCGTGACACTGCAAACAAAGCCGCTTGATAAGGATGCCACTGAATTCATATTAAAGTGCAAACAAGAAGGATGGAAAACTAAACGCATAGCCGATGCATTAACCTCCATGGGATATAGATTGTTGCGCGGCGGTCCTATTCGTGATGCTACGGTGTCTGTGATCTTGATTGAAAATGGATTTAGAACACTTAACCGCGCATCAAAAAATCCAACTAAAGAAAAGAAACAAAAGGTTGAACTTAAAGCGGAACAACCTAAAAGCACATTCCTTCTTGATCTGACCGAAATACTTACATCGAATATCAATGAAGCGATGAAGGAGAAACTGGTCATGTCGTTTATTGATATTCATCGAGGTGGAAAATGAGTGTTTACCAACACACTGAAAACCTTACCTCTGAAGTAAAAGCAGTGAAAATTGTAAATCATTTTGAAAAAATAAATGCCGCGAGTGACTTGCTTGCGGCGGCGAAAAATATTGGCATAGCGATTTATTCTGCTGGCCTTGAATGGAAGATCCAAAACGAAATGACCGATTTATATAACGCAATTAAACAATACGAAAGCGAGTTACAATGAAAAAAATAGCTGTATTAATCACGACCGACAACACGAAGCGTGGCGTATTCTCTGGATTTATTGATCCAGCAGACGTCGACAAACAAACCATGACCGTGGAAGAACTTAGAATGTGCGTTTACTGGTCAACTGATATGAAGGGCGTTCTAGGTCTTGCATCAGATGGTCCATCTAAAACTTGTAAAATATCAAAGGCTGTAAAAAAAGCAACTTTGCAGGGTGTGACAGCAGTTGTTGAAATATCTGATGAGGCATTAAAAAATTGGCGCAAAGAACCATGGGCTAAATAATATGGATCAATTACTTGAATATGCAAAGTCGCTTAATTCGAGCGAAGAAGTGATCCATTGGCTGAAAACAGCCGGAGCTAAGTCCATTAAAACTAATAAAACGAATGTTTCTGAGCTAGAACACGTGATCGATTGGTTTAATTCATCAGACGCACCAAAACGGCTTCAGAAAATGAGTGTTGTCGATGCGAAAAGATTGTCGTCGCAATGGATGGAAAAGAATAAATCCAAAGGTAGCAAGCTCGCTGACTCGCCAGATGATATAAAAAAATTCATGAAGTTTGACGATGAAAGTAGTATCGTCGTTCTTCAAACAAAAAAAGCTTTTGAACGTGAAGGTTTTTTGATGAGTCATTGTGTCGGCGGGTATTCAGTTCGTGATGGATATGACATTTATTCATTGAGGGATAAAGATAATAACCCGCATGCGACTTTTGAGGTAGCAAAAAGCAGTGACAATATCCTTCAGGTTAAGGGTAAGGGTAATGGTCCCATTCATCCAAAATACATTCATCGCGTCCTAGAATTCTTAAAAAAAATAGGTATGAGCATTCGCCCATCAGAAATGATCAATCTTGGATATTATCACATTCACGAAAAACACCTTGAATTCGTAAAAAATAAGGTCCGTAAAGGTGAGCAGGTTATAGAGCTAAGTGGTGATTTTTACCTAATCTAACATCAGCTGGCGCAACTGTGGTTGAGGAGTAGCATGGGACTCAAAGCATTTCTGAAATTTGGCGATGGCTCTGGCTATGGCTATGGCTATGGCTATGGCTCTGGCGATGGCTCTGGCGATGGCTATGGCTCTGGCGATGGCGATGGCTCTGGCTATGGCTATGGCGATGGCTCTGGCGATGGCTATGGCTCTGGCGATGGCGATGGCTCTGGCGATGGCTATGGCGAACCTAATCTAACATCAGCTGGCGCAACTGTGGTTGAGGAGTAGCATGGGACTCAAAGCATTTCTGAAATTTGGCGATGGCTCTGGCGATGGCTCTGGCTATGGCTCTGGCTCTGGCTATGGCGATGGCTCTGGCGATGGCTCTGGCGATGGCTCTGGCTATGGCTATGGCTATGGCTATGGCTATGGCTCTGGCGATGGCGATGGCTCTGGCGATGGCTCTGGCTATGGCTCTGGCGATGGCTCTGGCTATGGCTCTGGCTCTGGCGATGGCTCTGGCGAACCTAATCTAACATCAGCTGGCGCAACTGTGGTTGAGGAGTAGCATGGGACTCAAAGCATTTCTGAAATTTGGCTATGGCGATGGCTCTGGCTCTGGCTATGGCGATGGCTATGGCTCTGGCTATGGCTATGGCTCTGGCTATGGCTCTGGCGATGGCTATGGCTCTGGCTATGGCGATGGCTCTGGCTATGGCTCTGGCTATGGCTCTGGCTATGGCTATGGCTCTGGCGATGGCTATGGCTCTGGCTATGGCTCTGGCGAACCTAATCTAACATCAGCTGGCGCAACTGTGGTTGAGGAGTAGCATGGGACTCAAAGCATTTCTGAAATTTGGCTATGGCGATGGCTCTGGCTCTGGCTATGGCTCTGGCTATGGCTATGGCTATGGCTATGGCGATGGCTATGGCTCTGGCGATGGCTCTGGCTATGGCTATGGCGATGGCTATGGCTCTGGCTATGGCTCTGGCTATGGCTATGGCTCTGGCGATGGCTATGGCTCTGGCTATGGCTCTGGCGAACCTAATCTAACATCAGCTGGCGCAACTGTGGTTGAGGAGTAGCATGGGACTCAAAGCATTTCTGAAATTTGGCTATGGCGATGGCTCTGGCTCTGGCTATGGCTCTGGCTATGGCTATGGCTATGGCTATGGCGATGGCTATGGCTCTGGCGATGGCTCTGGCTATGGCTATGGCGATGGCTATGGCGATGGCTATGGCGATGGCTCTGGCGATGGCTCTGGCTATGGCGATGGCTCTGGCGAACCTAATCTAACATCAGCTGGCGCAACTGTGGTTGAGGAGTAATATGGGATATACACGACAAGATAAACTGTGAGGGCCTTGACTGGAAGCTTAAGAAGGAGCTTGAGGTCGCACGTGAGGCATTAAAGACTTATGATTATATAATGGGTGAAAAATGAAACATATTGAATATGCAGCATGGATCATTAAGGCGAGATTTAGATTTAATCGCAGTTCCTTGGGTTGAAAATTACTCCGACAAAGATGCTTTGGCAGAGGCAATTCAAAAAGCTGCCTGCGGATTTACAATGTCCAAATATGATTGGGAGCAAAAGCCACACGGACGAATGGCAACAGCATTCCCGATTTGTAATGTTAATTGGGAAGCGTTTGGGGATGTACCGCTTAGCCTGTGCCATGTAGATTTATCGGTGAAGTTATGACCGACCAACTAAACAAAATAAAAGCTGCGGCGCTTGAGGCGAAGGCGCTGAGTGATAAGGCGACTCCGCAAGCACAAAGGTGTCTAGAAAATCATTTTATTTTTGGTCCCCACGGTCTGGTTGCCGACACGATTTTGAAGCTTGTGGCGGCACTGGAAAAAGCGATTGAGCAGCGTAATTACTGGGCGTCTTATATGGTTGCTGAATTAGGTATGAAACATTTACCGAGTGACGATAGACAGATATGGGACATTCTCACCAACGAGAGCGGGAGCAAATGATCCGTAGCCTACAAATCACAGGCATAGTGGTTGGCACAGTGACGCTCGTGACTACGGTCACGGTTGCTTATTGGGTTTTTCAAATCATACAATCAATACCATTGGGGGAATAAATGATTACGCTGCTGCACGGTGATTGCCTTGAGTTAATGAAAACCATTCCTGACAAGTCGATTGACCTTGTGCTGACTGATCCACCATACGGAACTACGGCTTGCAAATGGGATTCTGTTATTCCATTTGAGCCCATGTGGAAAGAGTTAAAGCGCATTCGCCGTGGTGCCATTATACTTTTTGCCGGAGAACCCTTCCTTTCGGCACTTATTATGAGCAATGTGAAAGAGTTTAATCATTGTCTGGTTTGGGACAAAAAAGAGCACTCAAACAATTTGGCTGCGAAAAAACAGCATTTGAAAACGCACGAGATGATCGCCCTTTTTTATAAAAAACAGCCTCCGTATTTTCCGCAAGGCTTGGTTGAAAAAAACATTTACCGGCCAAACAATTTCAATCATAAGCCGACCACAAAGATAAATATTAAAAAGCCATATACGCAAACTCACACTGGGTATCCCAAAGACATATTAAAGTTTCAGCGCCCAAGAGATAAATTTCATCCCACTCAAAAGCCAGTCGCCCTGCTAGAATACCTCATCAAGACCTATACCCTAGAAGGCGAAACCGTCCTAGATTTCACAATGGGCAGTGGCTCAACTGGCGTCGCATGTAAAAACTTAAACCGCAAATTCATCGGTCTTGAAAAAGATGATAATTTTTTTCAAATCGCTCAACAAAGAATTTATGGCTAACTTATGATGACTGACTATGAGTTCCATGAAAATCTACCCTGGATCATTGCAATTAGTACTTGCATCGGCACAGTACTCGGTGGCTTAATTATTGCGATAGCAGCCGCGTTAATTTTAATCATCATTCGGAGTAAAAATGCACATTAATCTGATTTTATCTTTGGTCATATTCCTTTATGCGGCCCTAGAAATTAAGGCTTTAAAAAGGAAAATCCATAAGCTATCTTCTTTTATACACAATGGGAAAAAGTTAGTGCTTTTTTTCAACAAACAAAAAAACCAAGGAGGTTTTATGAATTTTTCAGTCGACAATCCTATCGTAGTTTCCATTTTGGAAGCCGATCAATTCGGTGATGTTGAAGCGACACAAGTGCCGCCAGACGCGCCACCAGTCTACACTGTAGACAATCCTGCATTGGCAGATATCGCTCTTGCTTCAGACGGCATTAGCGGTATTATCACTCCAAAAGGTGCTGGCGTGTTGAACGTGTCTGTATCTGCTAGCTTCGGTGGTCAAGCACTGAATGGCACTGGCCAATTGACTTTGGTTCCAGGCGCAGTTGCTCAAATCACTCTTGGCTTCGCGGCACAGGCGCCAGCATCTCCGACCGCGTCAGCTTTGGCAGCTAAAAAAGCTCCATAAACAAAAAATTAATTAGTGGTGTTAAGCATGGTTATGCTGTGCTTAACACCCAAGGTAAATAAATGCTCATCTTTTTAATACTTTTTATTTATTTCATGCCGAAACCTAGGTTTACAATCACCTTTAAAGGAATCTACTAAATGGACTTTATCACTGGTGTCGATGTATCTCATTGGGATGGAGCTATTGATTGGACTAAAGTCGCAACTGATCCGCAACAGATTAAATTTGCTATCTGTAAGGCGACCGATGGGCTTGCCACGGTTGACCCCACATTTAATAAAAACATGGATGATGCCACGGCTAATGGAATTACCGTTGCCGCATATCATTTCTTTAGACCTGAGCTTCGTGGAAGTGATCAAGCAAACAAATTACTTAGCATTGTTGGATCTAGACCATGTCCACTTGTAATGGATTTCGAACTAATGGATGGTATTTCTAGCGTGCAAGCTTCAATAACAGCAAATGCTTTCATTGCGACTATCTATCAAAAAACAGGAAAATATCCAATATTTTACAGCTACACATCATTCATTCAAGATATACATTTAAACGAGATATTTTCAGAGCTACCACTTTGGATTGCATCGTATACGCCTGAAGAGCCAGGATGTCCTGCGCCATTCAAACAAGCAGTAATGTGGCAATATACTGAGACTGGTGTTGTCCAAGGTATCGGCACATGTGATATGAATAAGTTCTATGGAACTATTGAGCAGTTCCAGTCGTTGTAGATGAGCACTGCTTTTTTTGATATGCTTTTAAATTAGCAACATCTTGCGCAGATAATGCATAGAAACCATCGCAATCAGACATTGGATGCCATTTAACGAACTGAAAATTTTCAGAGCATGAGCTTTCAGTTCCAACAGATTGATATTCACCACATTGCCCGTTTTTAACAGACAAAATATACGGCGTAAGCGTCGGAAATCCAACACATCCAGCTGCTAATATGTTAACTATCGAGTAAATTACCAGCATCTTTAGCGAGCGCATTTTCATCACCTTTCGCGGCATCTGCAGCGACTTGTTTTGCATCAGCAGTTTCTTGTTGCTTAGCCTTATAGCCCACATACCATTTGCCAAGGAAACTTTCCAAAGCGACTAGGCCCTTGGATAGGGCCCACTCAATCAGACTAGCAAGTAGTCCTGTTAACATATTACAGCTGAACCTTAGCGATCAAGTTAGCAAGTGCCGCTTGTAAGCCAGGCTCAATAGTTTGCTCGATCAATTCAGCAATTGCTTGATCGCCTGCTGGCAACAAAGAATTAAGTTCTTCGACCAATGCTGGAACCAAGCTCGCGCCAAGATCAGCAAGATCATCTGTACCCATTTTTTTAAGTAATGCTAATAGTTGAGGACTCATAAATACTCCTTAGTTATTGGTTAATGTCGTTCAATAAATGCTAACATAGTGTTAAAGGCTACCGTCAACAAAACACTTACAACAAGTGCGCCGCCGATAATTTGATATTTAAGCGCAAGCAACTTTGCAATATCGTTTTTCATTATGGACATTTCATTGCGGATTGCACTCATATCTTCTTTAAGCCAATCAAGTAACTTCGGGTCCATCTAAACCCCAATTGCTGAAAGCTGAACTGTTAAATTTGCTGTATTCGTGCCACTAGATGAATCCGTAAAAACAACACGCATAGCCACATACGCCGAATCAGTTTTTGGAACAAGCTGGCTTGAGGTTACTGAAGTTTGTGAAAACGTTAATGCAGTTCCAAGATTTGTCCAAGATGCGGCAGATGGCGCATATGTTGTAAATCCATTCAATACAGGTGTATTATTAACCTGGACCTGGACCGTGCCAGCAAGAGATCCGTCACCACCGATTGCTTGTACTGAAAATGCAAATTGCTGTCTAAAATCTACGGCGGGCGATATGACAGTAGCATTGGCCTGTTGATTAATAAGTATGATTTGGACCTGTTTCATGAAACCCCTTTATTGATAATATTCTTTAACTAAGATGTAGCCAGATCCACCAGCAGCACCATTGCTCGTGCCTGCAGCACCAGCTGCACCAACTGCATAGGCGTATGTAGATAATGGCTGTGAGATTAACGCAACAATGTAACCACCAGCAGCACCAGAGCTTCCAGAACCATTAATCGTATTACCTCCAAGTGCTCCTGCGCCAGAGCCTGAGTTTGCTATGGCCGCTATTGCAACTCCTGAAGCATTAGCTCCACCACCAGCACCGCCAAATGGACTTACACCACCAGCAGCACCCATACCTTGTAAAACGCCATTATCACCACCACCACTTCCGCCTTGAAGTGCAACAAGTTGTAACACTGTACTGCTAGTAGCAACTGATGCTGTACCACCTACAGCAGGAGCCGCGTTGACTTGATTGCTTACACCACCGGCTCCACCATTTGCTGTAAGCAATGATGATCCGAATGTTGTAGTTCCACCAGTGCCACCATTGGTAGAGTTACCACCTGCGCCACCGCCACCACCAACCATCGTTACTTCAATATAAAGCGGCGCAGGACTAGTAGGCGTAGTATAAGTCCCAGAACTAGATGTAAATGTTTGGACAGTTGGAGCTTTTAACGCTGTGACTGTACTGCTCCATGTGGGCGCGCCTGAACCATTTGACGAAAGTGTTTGTCCAGCAGTTCCAGCGCCAACATTAACAAATTTAGTGCCATCAGTGTAAAGCACACCGCCAGCAGTTACAGCAAGCGAGCCATTGTCAGTGCCACCATTTGCAATTGGCAAAACACCAGTGAGTTGTCCTACTGGTAGTGAAAGTGCAGATAAAGTTGTTATTGTTGAATTGCTTGTTGCTGTGACATTTGCAGCTGTGCCCGTTGTATTTTGATTTAATGTAGGAAAATCAGCAGCAACAGCAATAGTTAACGCACCTGTTGATGTTGTTGATTTAACAATACCCGTAGCTAATGCAGATGTACCTGCAGAATAATCTGTACCGGATGTAGCCGCACTAAGCGCTGTACCATTGCCCTTTGTGATACCAGTAACTGAAGTAGATACTGTAATTGCAGGCGTAGTTGTAGCATTAGCTACCGTACCAGCGAAGCCATTAGCAGTAGCAACAGATACCGTTGTAACAGTACCTGAACCGCCGCCAGCGGCTGCCCATGTTCCATCTGCACGAAGGAAGTTAGTTGTGCCACCACCAGATAAAGGTGTAAGGCCATTTAATGTCGATGTAAAAACTGGAAGTATTGCATTTACTTGTGCAACAGTTAAATCAGCTGCATTTGCAGTACCACCAGTATTATTACCCTTTATGGTATCTGTAGGCATTTGAGCTAAGTTTGTATTTGTGATTACATTCGTGCCAGAAACACTTCCGGCACTACCCGTTGTATTTTGATTAAGCGTTGGAAAATCAGGAGCAGTTGCAATTGTAAGTGCTCCTGTACTTGTTGTAGATTTTAATATCCCCGTTGTTAGCGCAGATGTACCTGCAGAATAATCTGTCCCTGCAGTTGCAGCGCTGATTGCGGTACCATTCCCCTTAACAACTCCTGTAACGGTTGTTGAAAGTGTGATCGCAGGAGTAGTTGTAGCATTAGCGACCGTGCCAGCGAAGCCATCTGCGGTAACGACCGAGACACTCGTAACAGTGCCAGATCCACCACCACCGCCAGATCCACCTAAACCTGTATATTTAGCATACCCATTGTCGGACATATTACCAGACCTTCGCGGCTGGAACGACAGTTAGGTTGCCAGTACCGCCAGATGGCGTATAAACGATACGCACCCACGCCGCTTCGGTACCAACGACATCTAAAAATCCATTGCCTGCGCTTCCAGATGGAACAGGATATGTGCCCGTGAAGGATGCTGTTGGAAGTGTATTCCAGTTACCTGCACTTATTACTGTGCCAGTTGGGCTTTGTTCATATGTGTTTGAGACTTGGACAGCGAATGTGCCAGTAGGTGATCCAGTCCACAAAAGGTCATACGAAATGCCTGGAAGGCGATTAATATTTGTTGGCGGACTTGTGATTGTGCCAGCCATTGAAGCGGCATTCACGATTGGCTTATTGATATTTGCAGCAATTAACGGTCTATCAGACATCGCTATCTCCTCGTGAGTTAGCTTGAGATATTCAAGCTAGATAGTCTCATTAAAGAGTAAAAAGGCACTTACTTATCAGCCCTACTTTGTGCGGCTTGATCTTGCGTTTTATATTGGCCAGCCATCTCACTAAGTTTGCTTGTATTTCGCTTAGTCTTTGTTTGTGCCTGAGCTGCAGCTTGTTTTTGCGCACTCTGCTTTGCGAATACGCCTTGAATAGCTTGAATGCTGGACGGTTTAAATGAGCTATCCATTGGTGCGCCTAAAAACAGACTTAAACCCTGTCTAGTTTTATAATTAGGGCGTGACTCATCCATTTGTTGATGAGTGATCTTTTTAGTAATTTCTTTGGATAAATGACTATGCAATTCTGGGTAAAGATTTGTAAAGTGCTTCATATCCTCAGGTGTAATGCTACCGTCCTTAACATGATTCATAATACTAAGCGGACTTAAGGCCATATGTGCAACTTTATCATATGTTTTTTCTTGCCTTGTGGTATCGGGCTCATGGTCATATGGAAGCTTCATTATATCTTTTTGTGGCCTGATCTGATTTAAGTAATTGTAAACGCGACCTTTCGCTGATTCTAACATCATATTTTGTGCAGGATAAACTGATGACAATGAGCTTTTATCTTCAGCAGGAAACGACATCTGTGTAGGTGGCGCAGATGGCTTTACTTCACCACCATGCGCAAAGCCTGGCGGATTTTGTGGTTGAGCAGGCGTTTGCTGATTTAGCTTATTCAAAGAATTCTGCATTTGCGTATTAACGCCACCATCTTCAACGAACTTCTTAAGTTTATCCGTATCTTTTTTTGAAACGGTTGAATCGAATGCTTGATGTGAACCTGCACGAAATACTTTATCTAAAGCTGAACCAATCATACTGTCGCCGCGCTTAACATTTGCCGCATATTGTAATGCCGTTCCTGCAGCATCTGGTGACTCATTAGCAAAAGCTTTAAGCAATGCAGCAACTCCTACATTTGTAACTGGGCGTCCGACTGACTCCTCTAGATATGGTGCAAGCTCCTTGCCCGCTAAAATACCTGCAGTAGCACCACCACCACCACCAGCAAATCCGCCAATCAATGCACCAGCGCCAGTCCCTACGCCTTGTGCAACCTTCGAAGGTCCATGATCAAACAAATAGTCAGCAATTTTTGATCCAGGAGATATTTTGCCATAGGTCTGCTTAAGGGCATTTAATGACGAATGCTCAAGTGGGCTTTCAATGCCAAGGCTTCCATGTAAATCACCAATCTTGTTGCGATATTTTTCCATCGCATTTACATAATTTTGCACAACATCTTTTTTAATTTCAGCACGAGGCGAACCAAGCTGGTTCACATATGTTTTTACTTTGCCTGGATCAATTACATCTTCAAGCCCATTGTTTGAAATGAATTTGCTTTTAAAAGTTTGAAGCGGACCTTTTTTAGAGATCAATTCGCTAAAAGCGTTATTGATACCTTTTTGTAAATCGCCAGCCTTATCCCATACCTTTGGATCTTCCAAAGATTCACGTAAAAAGTGTGATGTATCTTTTGCTGCATTTACGAATGGCCCCTCAGGGGCTAGCGGGTTAATTTGTTTTTCAAACTTTGCATAAAACTGCATTTTTTGTTTAAGCGCCTGTGTAGCATTAAATGTGTCATAGGATGATGCTTGTGGATTTGTTGCAGTTTCCATCCACTTATTAATATCGCCTTGAAATTGTTTAATCAGGCGTGGTGGATAACTATCCGTATCTTTAACCATTTCGCCAAGCTTATCTTGCAGATGTGTGGCTATTTCTTGGCTTTGATTCGCAATCTGTGGGTTCATCGGCGGAACAAGTTTTTTAATGGCCTGATCTTTTAGGTTGCCAGCACCATAAACTTCATCAGCGGTATTCATGGTTGATCCATGAAAGTCTTTTAGCTCATCAGTAATCGCATGAGTAAGGTCAGGATTCGTCATCCTAAAGTTCCAGCGATTACCAAGATCGGCGAGCATTTGTCCGGCTTTACGACCTAAAGCACTATCACCAATTGCGCGAAGCCCTACGCCTGCAGTTCCAAGACCTGCAGAAATACCACCACCAATAAGCATCGCATTACCGACATTAGCTAATGCTGCAGCAACTGGATGCTCAGGATCTTTATCTCTAAGCATAGCATCACTAAGCTCATCGCCACCTTGAAGAACACCATTTTCAATAGCACCTTTAATAGTGTGTGCGGCAACCTTACCCCATGTTGGAAGTGTTCCGATGGCTGATGTTAACCCTGCAGCGCCAGATAACCCTTCCATACCAGCTAGTGCGCCAATTGTGCCAACCGTGTTGCCGACACCGACTGCGATAGGATTTTGTTCTTCGCGAGCTTTCATTGCTTTGCGAATTTCCTCAGGATCTTCACCCGTGACTAATGGATCTAAGTGTTTTCTAAGATAATCAGATCCGCCAAGAGTTAGTTTACGTTCTGCAGCCTCAACACCAGCTTTGAATGTATCAAGAGGACCAGAATGTTCATCAGGAATATCATGATCAGGTACAGCAGCCGAAGCTTGTGGTTGCTCAGCGCCTTCAGGTAAATCATCAGCAGGCACAGCATTACTAACAGGTGCTTGCGCAGTATCTGGTAAGTCGTTTGCTGGCACTACATTTGATTCAACTGCATCCATTATTTATACATCCAGTTTCCATTTTTAAAGACCATTGGCTTACCGCTTTTTGAAGTGGCAGTCTGACCTTCAGATGGGCCACCACCAGGCGATTCAGTTTTTTGCTGACTACCTTTTTTATCAACAACACCAAGTGATGATTTCATGTTGTTAACGTGCTCATTTACTTCATTCATCAGGCTATCAAGTTTTGCTTTATCCTGACCTGTGAAATGTGTACCCGTCAAATCTGGAATAAGACCTTTATATCGCTTAGCTTCCTCAGGCGTGAAGCGGCCCAAGCCTTCAAGCTGTCCGACTTCAAGTTCCATGCGGTTTTCAAGCGCTTGGCCTTGAGCTTTATGCGCATTCTGCCAACCAGCGCCAAACTTATGCGAATTATCCAGATAGGTGTTTGCGTCATTATAGCTGCTTTTTAGATTCTGCATATGCTCCCAGTCCTTACGATTTTCTGGGCTAATATTAATACTTGATTGGCCAGCACCGGGCAGATGTTTTTCTTCAGCTTGTTTAGCCATATCTTCACCTTGTTTGCCAAGCATGCGACGGCCCATTTGTTGCTGTTGAAATTGTTCTTCGCTTGATCCACCGTTGCCAGCATTAAGCCCTAGGGTTTTGTACATTGCTGCAGCACCAGCTGCCATATCATTGGTGTTGGCAATTTTTTCGCCCATTTTTGAATAAAGTAAGCCAAGATTCTGTTCGGCCTGCTGGCGTTGCGGACCTTGTGGCATTTTGTTAACTTGATCTGTTAGATAATGAAATGAAGCTAAAGTTGCCTTATTGTTCGCATTTGCAAACGTCTTTGCATCAGTTTCCGCCGCCAAGTTCTTAGCCTGTGCATCGTTTAACTTACCTTCTTTTTGCATC